AAAAAAAGAATTTGGCGCACTAGATAAAGCATTAGCAGAAAACGAAAAAATGTTTCAAGAATTGGCAACATCAATAGGAACTGGTTTATCAAATGCAGTTACTGCAACAGCAAAAGGTTTCAAATTAATTTATGATAATATGGAACTAATAAGAAAAGTTGGTTTTGCTATGATTGTTTTTGGTATGACAAAAGCATTTATCGGTTTAGCTTTAGCAATTCGTAGAGCAGGATTAGCAATGATTGCTTTTACAAAAGTTTCAATGAAAAATTTAGCAGGATTAATTGCAGCTGGTGCAGTTTTAATAGCAGATTATACAGGAGCATTAGATAAATTACTTGAAAAATTTACAGCAAAAAAAACATTAGAAGAATTTGCTGAAGAAGTGGACATAGTGTCTGAATCATTAGGTGTATTACAAGTAGCAACACATGAAATTGGAAGTCCTTTTATAAAATTACAAGATGAGGCTGTAAATTTAATACATCAACTTACAGATATGAGAAAAGAAACAGAAAAAGGTAGTGTTGAATTTGAAAATATTACTTTTATGATTGAACAATTAAGAAATGCAATTAGTAATGTTCCATTACAAGTAATTCAAATAGGTTTAGAAAATATAAACGAAGAAGCAGAAGAAACACAAAGTATTTTTAAATCTTTTAAAAAAGGTTTTGCTGAAGCAATGGATGTTGATATTTTTGAAAAATTTGAAAAAATAGGTGCAAAAACTTTTGATAGTTTAACTAAAATGCTTACAGATTTTGTCACTACAGGTAAAATGAATTTTCAAGATTTTGCCAGAACTGTTACTCGTATGATTGTTCAAGCATTAATAGGCGAAGCTGTTCAATATGCTGTTAAAAAATCAATGGCTTTATTCAAAGCAGATGCAATAAAAAAAGCAATGATTTCAGTTTATCAAGGTGCATTAAAAACATTTGCTAGTATTCCATGGCCATTTAATTTGCTCGCTGTTGGTGGTGCTATTGCAAGTGGGATGGCTTTAGTTAATAAAATACAAGGTTTTGAAAAAGGCGGAAGACCTCCTATGAATAGACCAAGTTTAGTAGGAGAAAGTGGTCCAGAATTATTTGTACCAGATACTGCAGGAACTATTGTCCCAAATAATCAATTAGGTAGCGGACAACCTGTTAATGTAAACTTTAATATTAATACAGTAGATGCTAGAGGGTTTAATGAATTATTAGTTAATAGTAGAGGTGTGATAGTAAATATGATTAATAGTGCTGTTAATGAAAAAGGAAGACAGGCAATTATATGAGTGGGGCATTACCTAATACAGATTTTACAGCTATCAATATTAAAAGTAATCAAAAAACTTTAGTAAGTGAAACTGATAGTGGCAAAACATTTAGAAGACAAATTCAAGGTCAAAGATGGTCTTTTACAATTAAATATCCACCTATGACGAGAGCAGATTTTGCACCAACTATGGCTTTTATGATTAAACAACGATCACAAAAAGAAAATTTTACAGTTACTTTTCCAAGTTATCTTAATGCATTAGGTAATGAAACAGGTTCACTTTTAGTTGATGGAGTTCATGCTGTTGCTGATACAACTATTGCTATTGATGGTTTTGCAGGAGATGGCGCAGGTCGTTTAAAAGCAGGAGATTTTATTAAGTTTAATTCGCATGATAAAGTTTATATGGTTGTCGCTGATGCCACAAGTTCTAGTAATGCTTGTACAGTTACAATAGAGCCACCATTAACAACTGCTTTAGCTAATAATGGTGCTGTTACTTATGATTCAGTTCCTTTTACTGTTCATATGACTTCTGATGTCCAAGAATTTCAAACAGGAGCAATAGATAGTTCTGGTAATCTTTTATTTAATTATGAGTTTGATGTTATTGAGGCAATATAATGGCAAGGGGTTTATCATCTTCTGTTAAAACTGAATTAGCTACAAGCAATATAAGTCCTGTTTTTTTAGTTCATTTAGGTTTTGCTACACCAATATATTTAACTAATTGTGGTTTTCCTTTAACCTCTAGTGTTTCAGGTAGTTCTGTTACTTATACTGCTTCTGGTCATTTACGATCTATCACAGGAGTAAGTGAAACTAATCAACCAACAAAAAATTCTTTAGCTATACAATTATCAGCAGTAGATCAAACATACTCAGCAGTAGTTTTAGGAGAAAATGTAATAGGAAAAGAAGTTAAAATTTATAGAGGATTATTAGACAATACGAATGCTTTAATATCTGATCCATTTTTATTATTTTATGGAACAATAGATGAATATAAAATTGTTGATACAACTGATACAGCAAATGTAATTATAAATGTAACTTCACATTGGGCAACTTTTGATAAAGAAAGTGGAAGAACAACTTCTGATAATTCACAACAAAGATTTTTTAGTGGCGATAAAGGTATGGAGTTCGCAGCTCTAAATATTTTAGATTTAAGATGGGGGAAAGCTGATGTCTAGTTATCATTTTTATGAAGCAAAGAATGAAGATACTGATGAAATTTTTGAAATATTAAAAAATTTTGAAAAAGAAGTTGAAGAATTAAATTATCCTAAAGTAGATAACGATAAATTAAAATCAAGAATATTTTATTTTATAGAACATGGTAAAATTATAATGGTAAAAAATTTAGATAAAAATAAATTGATAGGTGTATCAGTAATGCACAATACAGAATATTTATGGAGCAAAGAAAATGTTTTAAATGTTCAGGTTATATATGTATTACCAGAATATAGGTCATTAGAAATATTTAATAACATTATGAAAATAATTAAAACACAAGCTAACGAAAAAGCAATTCATTTAAGTATTTCTACAAAACTTGTTGCTAGTAAATTACTTGAAAGAGTTGGATTTGAACAAATGGGTGGGATTTGGAGAATGAAATAAATGTGTGATTTACCAGATATAGACATACCAATTATAGGCGATATTATAGATGTTATAGTAGATATTGTTGAAAGTGTTATTTCTTGGTTATTACCTATGCCAGATATACCAGATTTTGGCGAATTAGATAATACTGCAAAAGGTGTTTTACTGAATAAAAGGTCATCAAACAGTGGCATACCAATAATTTATGGCACAAGAAAAGTAGGTGGTAATTTAGTTTTTATGGAAACATCAGGAACTGATAATGAATATTTATATGCAATTTTAATTTTAAGCGAAGGAGAGATTGATGATATAACTTCTATTTTTGTAAATGATAATATTGTTACTTGGTCTGGAGATTTAGCAGACAACACAGAAAGAACAGTAAATAGTAGTGATTCTAATTTTTACAAAGCTGATCCAAATGATCCAGATTCATCAGCAGAAAGTTTAATAACAGTAAGACCACATTATGGTACTGATAGCCAAACTTATGATACTTTAGTTGGTAGTTTGAGTTCTTGGACAAGTAATCATAGATTAAGAGGTTTATCTTATTTAGCATTAAAGTTTAAATGGAATAGTGATGCTTTTGGTGGAGTTCCACAAATTCATGCATTAGTAAAAGGAAGAAAAATTTATAACCCTAATTTAGATGGTTCTATTACAGGTGGTTCTGGTTCTCATAGAGCAGATACAAGTACGACTTGGGAATATTCAGATAATCCTGTTTATCAATTATTAGATTATTTACGAAATACTCGTTTCGGTATGGGTATTGCTAATAGTTATTTTGATTCTAATTTTGCAGATTGGCAAACTGCAGGAGATGTTTGTGATGCAAATATAACCCCATATTCTGGTGCAAGTCAAATTGATTTAATGGATAGTCATGCTGTTATAGATACTTCAAGAAAAGCGATAGATAATGTTAAAAATTTTTTAACAGGTTGTAGAGGTTTATTAAATTATACATCTGGTATTTATAAAGTATTAGTTGAAACAACAGGAAGTGCTTCTATTACTTTAACAGAAGATAATATTATTGGTGGCATACAAGTTTCAAGTAAAAATAAAAATTCACGATACAATAGAGTTTTAGTTGCTTTTATAAATCCAGATAAAAATTATCAATCAGATGAAGTACAATATCCACCTATTGATGATTCTGCTGAAGCAAGTGCAGATCAACACGCAAATATGAAAACTGCTGATGGTGGTATAGTTTTAGAAGGACGATTTGATTTTCCAACAATAACAAGTCCTTATCAAGCAAGAGAAATGGCAGAAATTATTTTAAGAAGATCAAGATCAAGTTTAGATGTTTCTTTAAAAGCTGATGGTAATGCATTAGAATTATCAATAGGCGATATAGTAAATATAACACATGCTACTCCAGGTTTTTCTGCTAAACCTTTTAGAGTTCAAGCTATGACTATTGGAAGTGATATGACAACAAGTTTAACTTTATCAGAACATCAAGATTCTTATTATACTTTTGGAACACAAACAGCAGTAGCAACAATACCAGATACGACTTTACCGAATCCTTTTAGTGTTTCTCCTCCTGCGAGTGTTACTTTAACAGATGAATTAATTTTGTATAATGAGGGAACGGCTTTAACTAGATTAAATATTACTGTCGGTGCAAGTCCAGATAAATTTACTCAATATTATCAAATTGAAACTAAATTAAGTACAGAATCAGCTTTTAAAATAATAGCAAAAGGAACACAATTAAAATATGAAATGTTAAATGTTATTGATGATAAAACTTATAATGTTAGAGTTAAATCTATTAATGGATTTGGAGTAAGTTCAAGTTATACTTCTGCAAGTAGATTAATTGTTGGTGCTACAGAACCACCAGCAGATGTAACAAATTTTTCTGTAAATATGCAAGGTTCAAATCAAATGCAATTAAATTGGGATGCTGTTGCAGATTTAGATGTATCTTATTACGAAATTCGTTATCAAAATGTAACAAGTGGGGCTCAATGGAATAAAAGTAATAACTGGTTACAAGTTCCTAGAACAAGTGGAACAACAAAAACAACTAATGCTAAAACAGGTGCTTTTTTAATTAAAGCAGTTGATAAATTAGGAAACGAATCAAATAATGAAACAATAATTTATTCTAATATATCTAGTTTACAAGCATATAAAAATATTTCTACACTTACTGAAGATATTACTTTAGGAACTTATGATAGTGATGTAGCTTTAACTGATTCATCTGGAACTAATTCTATAGTGTTAGATACCATTACAGATTTTGAAGATACCGTTGGAAATTTTGATAGTGTTTCAGGAAATTTTGATTTAGGGGGAACTGATACAACTTCTAATCCAAATAACTCAACTGCTAATATAGATAATGAGGGATTTTATACTCTTAATCAAACTTTAAGTTTAACAGGAATATTTGATGTTTCATTTACTAAAAATTTAACAATAGATCAAATATCTGATCCATACGATTTATTTGATTCTGGTCGTGGTTTTAGTAATTTTGATGATGCTCCTGCACCATTTGATGGTAATGATCCTACTAATGCTAATCAAAATTTACAAGTAGCGAGTTCAACTACAAGTTTAGGAGATTGTACTAACTTTTTTAATATGAATGCAACTACGACTTTCAAAGGAAGATATTTTAAATTTAGATTAAAATTATCAAATAAAAATAATAAAGTTAAAGGTTTTGTAAGTGGAATATCAATAACTGTAAACTTAGAAAAAAGAACTGAAAGTGATAATGATGTCGCAAGTACAACAGGAACAAAAGTCATCACTTATACTAATGCTTTTTATGAAAGTCCTGCTCTTGGTATTGCAGCTCAAAATATGGCAACAGGCGACACTTATACAATTACATCAAAAAGTGCGTCAGGTTTTTCTATTGCATTTACAAATTCATCTGGGAGTGGTATTAATCGCACATTTGATTATGTTGCTCAAGGTTTTGGGTTGAAGTCATCTAGTTAATAATGATATAGAGGTGTTATGAGTCAAGTTTCAGATGTAAGTATAGCAAACCAAGGATTCAGTGCATTTAGAACTGAATTAAATAATATTTTAGGTGCATTAAACTCAATGCATAGTGGAACATCAAGACCTGGATCTGCAACGACAGGTACTATATGGCTTGATACAACTAACTCTGGCTCTAACTCTTTAGAAATAAAATTTTTTGATGGCTCAGATGATATTAGTTTTGCTACTGTAAATACATCAGCAAATACAATTAACTTTATTGATAGTACAGTTTCTTTTGATATTGTTTCAGATACTTCACCTCAACTTGGTGCAGATTTAGATACTAACAGCTTTAATATTAAAATTGATGACGCTCACTTTATTGCAGATGAAAATGGAAATGAACAAGTTATATTTCAAACAACTGCTTCAGCAGTAAATGAATTAGAAATAACTAATGGTGCAACAGGTAATGGTCCAATCTTAGGTGCTAGTGGTGAAACAAATGTTGATTTACACATTAAGCCAAAAGGTTCTGGTGAAACTGTTATAGGTTCTGGTGGTGCTTCTGCTACTTTAACAACAAGTGGTACTTATGATTTAGTTTTAGATACTAATAAAGGAACAAATTCTGGTAACATAACTATAACTGATGGTGCTAATGGCGATATAGATATTACTACAAATGGTACAGGAAAAATTAAATTTAATGATCTAGCTTATATTCCTCAACAAGCATTAACATCTTCATCAAATGCTGTTGCTTGGGATACACAGGCTAAACCAAACGCTTATCATTTAACAACAGAAAATACAACTTTCTCAGCTCCAAGTAATGCGGTTGAGGGTGCTTTTATTTGTTTAGAAATAAATTATGATGGCTCTCACACTATTGGGTGGAACACTATTTTTGAATTTGCGGCAAGTACGGAACCAACCGAGACGGCTACTAATGGTAAAACAGATATTCATGTCTTTAGATATAATGGCGCTATATGGCAAGAAGTAGGTAGAACAATGAATTTAAGTGAGAGTTAAAATATGTATGCAATAGTAAAAGATAATAACATTACCCAAACATTTAATAATCCTAAAAGGATAACTATAAATAATATTCGTTATTCAACTAAAATTTATTCTTTATGGTCAGTAGATGAAAAAAAAGCCATAGGTTTATATGAAGTAGAATATGATAATACTAATAAAAAAGATAAAGATTGGTATATTAATACAGATCAAACATTAGCTTATGATTCTAGTGCTAATAAAGTTGTTGCAAGTTATGGTACAGCAACAGCTAGGGGTATAGCAGATGTTAATGAGGTATGGTCACAAGCTGAAATTGATAATGGTTTTGCACCAGATGGTACATCAGCTAATGATCCAAAAAATGATAGAAACGGAGATCAAATAGTTACTAAAGGTTTAAAAACAATTAAAAAAGAAATGATTAATAATCAATGCGAGGATATTTTAAGACCTAGTGATTGGCGAGTTATTAAAGCTAAAGAAACAGGGGGAACAATGAATAGTGGTTGGAAAACTTTTAGAGCAAGTGTTAGAACAAAATGTAATTCTATGCAATCTCAAATAGATAGTGCTAGTGATGTTGACGCTCTTGCTACTTTATTTACTTATACAAATACAGGTACAGAAGAAAATCCAGTTATAGAGCGACCACTAGGCGAATTTCCTGAGAAGGAATAAACAATGCCTTTAATAATTCCCGCAAACACTTTATCAGATAGTGGGTACACAATAGATAATTCAGTTAGGTTTGATGGTTCTAGTGCTTATCTATCAAGAACACCAAGTAGTTCAGGTAATAGATCAACTTTTACTATAAGTTTTTGGACTAAAATTTCAGGTGGATTTGGTGCGTCTAGCCGTTGGATTTTTGGAGCTGGTTCAGGAAGTTCAGATAACGATTATATTTTGTTTCCTTCAGGCGATCAGTTAAAATTTTCTTTTGACACCGAATCAAGTGGCAATATAGCAACAAGTCAGAAATTCCGTGATCCTAGTGCTTGGTATCATGTTGTAGTAGCTGTTGATACAACACAAGGTACAAGTTCTAACAGAGTTAAAATGTATGCAAATGGCAACCAAATAACATCATTTGGAACTTCATCTTATCCTTCACAGAATTTTACAGCAGAAATAAATAATTCAGGTCAAGTGCAACGAATAGGTGCTAGAGCATATTCTACAACAGGTTATTTTAATGGTTATATGGCAGATTTTTATTTAATTGACGGACAACAATTAGCACCAACAGAATTTGGCGAAACAAATGACAATGGAGTTTGGATACCTAAAGCATATGATGGTTCTTTTGGAACAAACGGAACTCATTTAGAATTTAAAGATTCATCTAATTTGGGATTAGCCACAACAGGAAATAATTTTACAGCCTCTAACCTAAGCGCAATAGATCAGTGTATTGATAGCCCTACGAATAATTTTTGTACTTGGAATCCTTTAATTGGTAGAGCCGCCGCATATGCAACTTTTGCAGAAGGAAATTTAGACGCTGATTTTACAAGTGGTAGTGTATATTGGAGAGCTACAGGTTCTATTGGTGTAACAAGTGGTAAATGGTATGCAGAAATAAAATGTATTGATGATGGTGGAAATACAGATTTAAAAATTGGCGTTGAACACGCAAGTCCAGACCAAACTACTATAGATGGTGTTCACAAAGTTATTCAATCATGGAATGGATATAAAGCATCTGGTGGTAGTGCCGCATCATTTGGTGATTCTTATGCTGATGGAGATATTGTTGGTGTTCTTTTAGATATGGATAACGGAACAATTAAATTTTCAAAAAATGGTACGATGATGGCAAGTAGTGCTTCTGCTTATACTGATTTAATTAGTGCTATGCCCGAGAGTGGGTGGGCGTTTTTTGCTTACGGATATGATAATGCAAATGTTCAAGCAAACTTTGGTAACGCACCTTTTTCTATATCAAGTGGTAATGCAGATGCAAATGGATATGGTAACTTTGAGTATGCAGTACCTAGTGGGTACTATGCATTATGCACCAAGAACTTAGCAACATACGGATAATATTATGGCTTATACAACAATAGACGACCCATCAGCACATTTTCAAGCTAACGCTTATAGTGGTGCTTCTAATCCACAAACCATAACAAATGGTGGTAATTCAGATTTACAACCAGATTTGATGTGGAATAAAAGACGAGATTCAGCCGCACCTCATTATATATTTGACAGCACTAGAGGTGTTAATTCAAGTTTATCTTCTGATGACACAGATGCACAGGACACTGCTACAGGTTACTTAGCATCTTTTAATTCAGATGGTTTTACAACAGGTTCAGACTCGGCTTTAGCTTATAGTGGAAGAACATATGTAGCTTGGCAATGGAAAGCTAATGGTGGAACAACAACAACTA